CAGCTACATCTGTCAGGCAAAACACGCTAACCATTAAGGAGCTATCATGAGAGTTACACCAGCACAGAAACGCGTTTTAAGCGCCATACAGGAGCTTACAGAGGGTCAGGGCTATGTTCCTAACTACCGCGAGCTATCGGAGTATCTGGGCGTTACACGCCAAGCAATACACCAACACGTTGAGGCTCTTGTTGACCGGGGTTACATCCGCAAAACCTACGGCTCAAGTAACAGCATCGAGATATTAGAGGGCGTTTAGCCCTCTATTTCTTTTTGTTCTGCAAGAACCCTTCGACTGCACCGCCGCCAAAGTAAAAACCCAATATAATTAACATGGCGTAGTTCAAGCTAAACTGTTCCATCACTTGCGTAACATCCCCGGCATTACCTTTGCCCATTATCGTCATAGTCAGCGTCAGGATGTAGCTAGACAGAAACACAAACGCAAACATAATAGCTAGTATTCTCTGCGCTATCTTAAATGGCGCATATGCCGACAGCAAATCTGTCTTCGCTTTTGCCTTTGCCTGGATCTCTTCTTCGGTGCTTGTATGCATATCATCGATAAGGCTCATGCCCTTCGATACAATATCACCACTTCCAAGTATGGTTTTAAATACGCCCAGCATTAGTAGCTCCACACGTTAGGGCGTGGCCCATCTTCCCACATATCCAAATGGATAAAGCGTCCGCTGCCTTTTTGCTGTACGCCAATACCGCTAAACCCTAGCTCAAATGCTATTTGCAATATGTCGTAAGCGTCCTGACCACTGCACGCAATGTCAGCAGCTAACCCGGTTGCGTGTGTGCCGGGCTTATTCTTGCGAGCCTCAATCGGATGCTCCGGGCTTCGATAGCCACTGGTTATCGGCATGGGTTTACCATAGATAGTGCGTAGCTCCTGTAGCGCATCCATGAAATGCTCTTGCATTTCGCAAGTGCCTGTGTGCGAGCAAGTAAACTCAGCCTCAGAAAAGTTCGGATAATTATCCCAATTCAACATACGTTACTCCTTACCATTTCAACCGCGTAATTCCAGCTATCTTCTTCCAAATTTTTTGTCTCAAAGAAACCTTGCTTCCATCTGTAGGTGACTTTGTTAATGAAGCGCGTTGGATAAAAGTAGACCTTTCGTAATTCAATAGCGCAAAAGGATACAATGTCATGGTCTTCCTTCGTTGGTATTCTTTTGTTAAGTCCACTACCTACATTAAATCCAAACATGGGCGTGCTTCTATGCTGCCTTAAATGAGACGACTTTACTTGCACTCGAATAAATCCTACATCATCCCATGCAACGACGTCTACTTTATCTTGCTGTACTAACCCGGCTGACCATCTGTCTGCACCAATCTGTAGGATTGCCGCAGCAGATAAATGCTCGCCAATTAGCCCAGCCTTTGTAGCTGAAGACATAAGCTATTTGTACGCTAGTGCAAGTATAAATGCTAGAAAAGCTACCACGATAACCCCCAGAAATGTTGCCGCTATTGCTTCCATGAAATGCCTACGCATCTCACGTTGTTTATATAAAGTCTCTTTACGTTGCTGTCTAATGTCTCGTTCCATTTTTATTAACTCTTGCCACGATTGTGGGCCAAGCATAGAGCTAATGAGCTTACGCAGATTATCGCGTTGCTCTTCTAGCTGTTTCTTTTGTATGAATAAATCGAGCGCCTCTTTTTCTACAGACGCGCCGGAGAATAGCTTTTTGAATAACGGTGGGTTCTTAGCCTCGTGATGCGCCCGGTCAATATCAGATACTGCCGACATCCATCTGGACAAGTCCTTGCCCATGCTTTCTAAATTTCTTGCGGCCCCGACGCCTTTTTCTAATGCCTTATAAGCGCTAGTGGCGATTGCAAATGCACTAACCGGGTCTATCATTACTCAGAGCCTTTGCCTTTAACCATTGCGTAAATACGCATTACAGCAAGAACAGCACCAAGCACTAAGACTACAAAAGTAAGCCACTCATTTGCACCCTCTAACCAAACAGGGGCTGAGATACTTGCGCTTGCTAAAGTTAAGTCTGATACTGTCCTATTATCCATCATGCAAACTTTCTGGTCGGTGTAGCTGGTGGGTCTATAGTCAGGTCAGCATCTTCTAAGATAGTAATAATACTGTCAGCTTCATCTCTCATCTTGCGTAGGTTTAGATGATAGCCAGTGACAGGCGCAATCTCAGGGTACTCATTGCCTTCATCATCGGTCAGCGTGTTACCAGTTGGTGCATAGATAGTGCCTACCTCATCAACGCCTATAGCCTTGGTGCTATGCAGTACCTTGTTACCGTCCTCGTCTTCTGAAACAATATCAGTGCCATCAAGGGCAGTAAGCAAAGCATCTCTGCTATCTGCTTTTACAAACCAATCGGCCTGTGTTAGCCCTACTGCTATCTCTTGAGCCTCTTCTGCTACGTCAAACTGTACGTCTGAGCTAAATGCGTTTAGTTCGTCATTCATTATCTTAGCCTCTTCAAAAAGTCATTTTTAAGTCTGGATGCGTAATAGTGAAATCTTTTCATAATAAAACTACCAACAGAACCGCTATTGTCATTTCTATGACCTATAGAAAATTCATCTATAACTGTTGGAATAGTAACGCTTGTATCTGAGTGACCCTTTACTCCTCCACTTGTTAATCTTTCTATGCGTACATTATTTTGTTTATAGCCAAATACATGGCTTGCATTAGTTCCAAAGTCAAAAGCAGGTGTTTCATTGTAAGCTATCGTATTTGTACCGCCTGATTTAAGATTTTCATAAAGTTTATTTGTATCTCGAAAAACTACTCTGATAGTATCATTGTTATTTGTTCCATTTGAAAAATCGTAAAGCAAACTAAATTCTTTATCTCCAACAGTTATTAGTTTAGCGTCTATCGTACCCTCATTTAGATTATACCCAACAAACGGCAAGTCAGTTGATGCGTGGGTTGGTAGGTACTTTGTAGGAACTGGTGGATATGGCGTAGCAGACGCACTTTCTTCTACCTGTGCGCCCCAGAGATATAGGCCAGATGAGCCGTCACCTGTGTAGGACACACCATTATTATATAAGTATATTTGTGGCCCTTGAGCAGATGCCGAAACATCTATTGTTCTTGTTTCAACGCACCTATACCAACCATTCCCAACATTAGTTATTGTAGCAATACCGTCTGCTTGCGTTGTTGCTGTCTCATTTGTTAAGTCAAATATTGTAAGATAATTATTGCTTATTGAGTAAGCAGCCCCCCAATCAATCCTAATGCTGTCTCTTTCAGCAGCCTTAACAAAAACAGATGTAGTGTATTTTTTCCCACCTGTAGTAGAAACACTTTTATAAATATAATGTGTTCCACTACTGGCAGTCTCTACAATCTTATCAGCAGTCGTATTGCCATCAGGTGCGGCTATTCCATTAGTAGAAACAGTTGTGCGTGTTAAGCTCCAAGCACTAAAATCCTCTGCATCCGTGATAAGCGTAGGTGCTTGCTCTAGCTGTGCGCCCCATACGTGCAGACCAGAACTACCATCGCCTGTGTAAAGTCTATTACCACTATCATCACAAGGCCCAACTCTTGCGGCAGTTACTCCTACATCAGCTAAAATAGCGCACCTATACCATCCATTACCTATATACTGTATTTGTGCAAAATTATTAGAACCAGCACTAGAACCAGAATGAACAGTTCCATTTGATAAATTAAAAACAGCAACATTAGTAGGATTAAAAGTTCTAAGTTCTACAAAACTTCTTTCGTCTGCTTTTGCATAAACTGAAAATAAATGAATACTTGTAAGAGCTGTGAAAGATTGTTGAACCGCATGAAGACCAGATGCTGTAGTGTCTTCTACAATTTTATCCGCAGTCGTTAAATCATCTGGGGCAGTGGTGTCATTTGTAGTAACAGATGATTGGTTTGTTGTCCAAGTCGTACTCAAATCCTCTGATTGCAATGCAAGGTTAGTACCTGTTACTGGCCCCATAGTAGCCAAGTCAGCAGAACGTGTTACGGTTGAGCCGCTAGTTGGTATGTAGGATGTAGCAAATGCTCCTTCTTCTAACTGTGCGCCCCAGACGTAAATGCTATCGTTTGCAGTAGGGGTGTGAATAACAGTTACATCATCTGCATCATTCAAAAATATATTGCAATTCATACCACTAGTAGATGTAGTGGTAGCTGTTATAGAACACCTAAACCAACCATTCCCATAATCTTCAACTTGAGTGCTAGAATCGCTTTCTGTAATTATATTACCATTTTCTAAATCAACACCACCTTTAATTTGTGGATTTACAGCAGTGTCAAATCCAAGAACAACATATCTTTGTTGTCCTTTTTTTAAAAAACATGAGAATGTATAAGTTTCTCCAGAACTTACGCTAATGGCGTCTTGCACCAAGTGAGTAGCAGATGTCGGTGTTCCAGTAACCTTAACCTCATCTGCATTTACAGAACCATCTGGGGACAAAATTTGATTTGCTGTAACAGTTATAGTACTACTTTTATTCCAAGCCGCATTGTCAAACTCTTCGGAATGTGTAACGGAGTTTACCCTTTGCTCTTCAATCAGCAAACCATTCTGCGTAGCAC